CAAGGCCGTTGGCTTCCTGACATTCTCGGCTCAACCAGCCGACGCAGACACCGTCACGATCAATGCGAAGGTCTACACCTTCCAAACGACTCTGACGAACGTCGATGGCAACATCAAGATCGGCGCGGCTGTCAAGGACACCATTGCCAATCTGTTCAATGCGATCAATCTGTCCGGCGGCGTGCCTGGTACGGATTACGCAGCTGCTACTACCATCCACCCAACAGTCGATGCAGTGGATCGCTCCACCACAGTGCTGATGGTGAGAGCCAAGACCGGCGGCACTGGTGGCAATGCTCTGACAACCACAGAGTCTGGCGCCAACACAGCTTGGGGCGGAGCTACTCTGAGCGGTGGTGCAGCTGGCACACCTCTGCAACAGATTCGCTACACTGGCGAGTCCCTGAATTACAACATCGAGAACACACAGAGCGAAGAGCTCCGTCCTGACCGTGTCGAGACGGATCTGGTGCAAACCTCTGCCAGCGGCGGTGGTGACATCAACTTCGAACTGTCGTTCGGTACGTTCAAGGAATTCCTGGCCTCCATCTTCTGCAGCCACTGGCTGCCGGCGACAGGTGGCAATGAGGAACTGCGGAACGGTATCTACCTCCGTCCTTGGACTGTGCAGAAACACTTCCAAGACATGTCGCCTCAGCAGTTCCACAACTACCGTGGCTGTGCATTCGAAGGCATGTCGCTTCAGATGGAAATCGGCTCCATCGTCAAGGGTGCATTTACTCTGACGAGCTTTGGCCTCGATCCAGCTCTGGGCGTTGTGACTGCACAATTGGCCGGCGCCACATTCCCAGCGGTGTCCACAACGACACCGATGAATGCGGTCACGAACATCCAGAACTTCGCGATCGACGGTGTGCCATATACCGGTTGCATCAGCAAGCTCTCGCTGCAGTTCAAGAACAATGTGCGTGCGATCCAGTGTATCGGGTCGTTGGCCGCACGTGACATGAAGCTGGGCACACTCGAAGTGACCGGTGAAATGGAGTTCTACTTCAACGAAGGTTCGAACTACACCAAGTTCGTGCAAGGTACCGAGTTCGACTTCAGCTTCGATCTGACTGACGATGCTGGCAATACGTACACAGTGACGTTGCCACGTTGCAAGTTCGAGACAGGCGAGGTCGTTGCAGGTGGTCGGAACTCCGACGTGATGTTCGCATCCCAGTGGCGCGGGCTTTATGACGGCACTACCGACCGTGTCGTTCACTTACTGGCCAATCCGGCATAATCAAAATGTTTCAAATAGATGCTGACCTCTCGTCGCTGGAATCTGGTGTCTGGGAAGAATATCAGGGTTCGAAATTCCTGATTGCCCACATCTCGAACTCTCGATTCCAGCGAGCTCTCGCCAAGTACCAACTGCCACATCGTCGCAAGATCGCAGAAGGTACTCTCGATCCCGAGAAGAACAAGGAAATCGTGGCACGTGCCATGGCGGACGGAGTTCTTCTTGGATGGGAAAACGTCGTCGATGCCAAGAAGCAACAAGTGCAGTACACCTCTGCACTGGCTTACCAGGCCTTGATGCGTGATCCAGAATTCCGTGACTTCGTTTCGGAATACGCCATGGCGATGACCAACTTCAAGTCCGCGGAAGTGGACGAGGTGGGAAAGCCTTAAAGGATTGGGTCTCTTGGAACCATGAGTGGGGTGCACAGCTTGATAAACTCAAGTTGATAGAAGAGAATACAGGCATCACCCCCTCAGCGTTACTAAGTCAACCCAAGCTTGACGCAATTGGTCAGGAGATAGTTACAGCGTATAACTGTCTTGCATCTAGACGCACATTTGGGTTTGGTCCTAATCCTATTCAACTCACAGAAATCCAATGTTATCTTGAGTTGTTTGGGCCGCCATCCATAGGCTTAGAGGTTTTCATAGAGCTTCTAGGTGTGATGGATATCCACTACATAGAGTTGGCGAACGATGGCAACAAATCTGCAAGTAAACGCCCAAACGGGTCAAGCAGTAGGCGCGTTTAACCAACTCGCAGCTGCTATTGCAGGAGCACGTGGTCAGTTCCAGCAACTGACCACGGCCATCAATAATAGTAATGCAGCATCAGGCCGTCTCGGCTCCACCATGCTGCGGAATGTAGACTCTGCATTCCAAATCCTCTCCAAGTCAATCAGTGCAGTTCTCACAGGCTTGAGCCTGATGGGAGCTGGCATCGAATTCGTCTTCTCGTCCATTCTCAAAGAAGTGGACAAGTTGCAAGGATTCAATGCTATCATGTCTGTCACTACGAAGTCAGCAGGCGAAGCAGCCGGTGCGTATGACTTCTTACGTAGGACTGCTGACAGATTAGGCATCCAATTCGATTCACTGACTAGCAACTACGCCAAGTTAGTGGCATCATTACCTGAAGGTAATGACAGACTTAAGATTGCTGAAAAGACATTCTTAGGTATTGCGATGGCAGCCCGCACGCTGCACTCCAGTAATCAGGATGTGCAACTGATGTTCTATGCAGTCACACAGATTGCATCCAAGGGCGTTGTGTCGATGGAAGAACTCCGTCGGCAATTAGGTGAAAAGTTACCAGGTGCGCTGAATATTGCAGCTCGCGCTTTCAACACTACACCTGAACTGCTTGAAGCAGCCATCCGTAAGGGGGCGGTGAACTCCCAGAAATTCTTGGCTGGATTCAGTGATGAGCTGATTCGCACATTCGGAGACTCTTCCAAGAAAGCTTCCGAAAGCTTATCTGCGGCGGTCAACCGGCTAACCAACGTCTGGGTTGACTTCGTCAAAGAGATTCTGGATTCTGGCGCAGGTCAAGCCATTGTCAATGTGTTCGATGCGCTTCGTGAGAAGCTCAGTGATCCATACCTGATTTCAAGATTCTCTGAACTGATCAAGTCACTTGCTGACAGATTCACTGAGTTTGTCAACAAGTTATCTGCCGATGACATTCGAACCGGTTTTGATACCTTCAGCAGATTTATCGACATTGCGGTGAATACTTTCGGCAAGTTAATCGAGCTCATGACATGGGCCATTAACAATGCGCCTAAAGTAGGGGCTATATTAGGTGCAGCATTCGGTGCTGCAGCAGGCGCCATTGCAGGTCCAGCCGGCATGGCTATAGGTGCAGCAGCAGGCGGTGCAGCTGGTGTATATGCCGGTCGCCAAATAGCCCCATCAAAAGAAGATCTGCTCCGTACACAGACTCAGAACCAATTAGCTGAATTCCAGAATGCTCAGAAAGCCAAAGAGCGCGAGTTACTGAAATTCAACGAACTGATCCCACTGTTGCAACAGTTCAAGGGTCTGAATAATCTCAATGGATTGGACAACCTGTTTAAGGCAGAGAATTTAAACACCAAGACTCTGACAGACCTGAATGGAATTCTGAAGGGTAAGGAATTCAAGACTGATGCATCTAAGGCAGATGCAGTGCGATCATATGCTAAGTATGGCGTGGCGCTTGGCCCTAATGATCGTAAGCTGACAGATGTGCTTGGACCTCCAAAAGCCAAGAAAACTCCGAAAGATCCACTGATGGGCACACTTGCTCAAGCAGGTGGATTGGACAGAAACTTCTTCACAGAGTGGGAGAATCTCAACAAGCTTTACAAAGCAGGTAGACTCAATCTCGATGAGTTCGCCAATGCTCAGGCTAATCTTCTGAGTAAGCAACCTATCATTGAAAAGTATCACAAGGATCAAAGACTTGTGATTGAGGCTGAGAACAAGGCAACAGAGCAGCTGATTGAATCGGCCTTGCGTGAAGTAAAGGTGAAGGAAGATATTCAGAATAGTCTCGATACAAATGAGAGACTTGCCGCATTGACGACAGATGAGTTACGTGTACAGACAGAATATGAAAATATTCTGAATCAGTTCATGTCCAATGGAATCACTATCTCGAAAGAGAAGAGTAGCCTCATTCTCGAACAGATCCAACGTACAGATAGACTGCGTGAGATAACTGCTGTAGAGAATCAGCTCATTGCTAATACTGTTGACAAGTATAAGCAACAGGTTTTACTGGCTGAAGCCATTCGTAAAATCCGCGCCAACCCAAATTCAGGTGTAACTGATACCCAGATCACTGATTATGTGGTAAGCAATGATCCAAATATGGCTGGTGGACAGCAGTATTTGGATGCACAGAAGCGCGCCACTGAAGACTACTACGCATACATCAATATGCTTAGAAGTCTGGATGTAATCAATGAAGAGACTGCCTGGCAAGCCAGATTGAATGCTCAGTTACAGTACGATCAATTGCGCTTGCGTGGTTCGTCTGAATTCTATGGCAACTTAGCCTCATTGCAAAAGTCTAGCAATAGCAAGTTAGCCGCAATAGGCAAGGCGGCTGCTGTTGCACAGGCTACGATCGATGCTTATCTGGCTATCAACAAGGCTCTGGCCACAATACCTCCACCACTGAGTTACGCAGTTGCTACAGCTATTGGAGCTGCTGCATTTGCTAACGTGCAGAGTATTGTATCTACCAAGGGCTTCATGACAGGTGGATACACAGGAGATGGTGCTGCTACACAGATCTCAGGTGTAACTCACGGTCAAGAGTTCGTGATGAACCGTTCTGCGACAGCTAAGAATCGTCAGACTCTTGAAGCAATGAATCGAGGCCAGACCATCGGTGGTGGAGGCGGAGTCACTGTTGAGATTCAGAATTACGGCACATCCAAGAATTTCGTGGTTGATCAGATGTCACCAAGTCAGGTGCGAATCATTGCACGAGATGAGGCTGAATCAGTTGTAGCTGCAAAAGCTCCATCCATCATTGCTGCAGACATGGACAATCCCAATTCACGTATGTCTAAGTCAATGGCACGTAATTTGAGAACAAGCCGTAACCGTGGCTAAACTGAATATCAATCCAATCTCAGCGAGTTATACATTCGCTGAGCCTGCTCAGACACTTCACCAGTCATTGCCTGGTGGAATGCCACGCCAAAGAGCCGGATTGATAGGAGATATGTCCAGACTGGTCTCCGCCACGTTTGTATGTAATCAGATCGAGTATGATTACATTGTGCAATTTGTGCGACAGAACATTGCTAATGACTGCCCGTTAATAGAAATAGATCTGTTAATCTCAGAAGCAGTATTGATAGAACATACTGCTCTGATAGTGCCGGATACATTTGCCTTAGACTCGATAGATGGTATTACTTTTACTTGCTCTATGCAATTACAAGTAATGCCATTAGGCACTGAAGTAACAACTTGGCCTGCTGTATGGGATGCAGGCGTATTAGAGTTACAACCTGATAAGTCTAGCTATACTGTTAAGTATGGTAATGAGTCCATCGCTGTTCAGTATGACGGCAATATACCTAATCAACGCAGAACATTCTTCAATGCTTCACGTCTAGCTTCATTGCGTTGGCATTGTGCACCTGCAAATTTCGATAGACTTTTACAAGCCTATAGAGCTTGGAGAGTGAGTGGCGGCGACCCATTCTTTATGGATCTATTCATGGATAGATCCATACTGACAAGACATCGTTGCACATTTGTGCCAGGCACATTTAGACTGTCTTCACATCAAGGCGATTTACATATAATAGAGGCTGACTTAGAGGTAGAATCTACCCCTTGGCCAATCTCATTCACTAGTCACGGTGATGGAGGCATTGGTGGTGGTACAGCCGCAGATATACCAAGTGGTGAATCAACTGTCAATGTAATAGCATGGTTCAATCCGATTGACGATCCAATTACAGGTGCACTAGATCATGCTAATAGTGGTACAGGTGTAGCAGACTCATTTGCTCCAGGACCAGTATTAACATTGTATGCAGGCATAGTTGGATGGACTACTGAAACAGCTACATGGTCAATTTCATGGGATCCAACCGCAGCCGATGCAACGCCTGTCATAGCGTTTCAAACAGATGAGTATGTGCAGATAGATTGGGTGGCGTCTGATGGTGGAGGACTCCCCATATCAGACGCATCATTAGGTGTTCTCACAGTTACAGCTACAATCAATGGAACACCTATAGCAGTTGGTCAAAGACTCATTGTTGCAACCACATTTGTAGCTGATTACCCTGACATAGCTTGGGGTCCAGAATGATTACTGCTTTGACAGTCGCACGTAGTCATGTAAATCTGGATTACCCAGGACTAAGCCATAAGTGCTTAGCTGGAAGAATCTTCTCTAAGGCTAGCCATGTGCAAGCCGCTTGGTTCGATGCAATTAGTATGGTCAAAACGCCATACTTTTTCTTCATAGACGATGATGACTCATTGCCTGATAACTACACTTCTATACTTCATAAGTGTTTAGAGGCGGGCACTGCCATAGCTTACACGGATGAGTTGGTATCAGGTGAGTATCGTAGTCGTGGCCATTACTCACAGCCCAATCACTTAGATAATCCAGTACTGGCTCATCACTTAGTACTGTGCAATACATCACTTGCTATAAAGGCTATAAATAGGTTGCCACGTGGCGAGTTCTGGCCTGAAATGATGTTGTATTGGGAGATGGCTAAATTAGGTGGCGCATCCTATATACCTGAAATAGGGTACCATTGGAATAGAGGTACTGAAGGTTTACATAAGGCCTGGTTCACCGTATTAGGTATCCACAACTCGATTAAATGGTGTAAGCAAAATCCATGAGCGCTTACTCAGAATTCTTTTTTAACTCTCCAAGATCAGTTGTACAGTTACAACTGCTGGAGATATCTCATCCAAGCTTTACTCAAGTTTACTACAAGGTCCGTAATGCTAGGTTAGGTGTGACTGTAACTCATGAGGATACCACGTCCCATGCTTACACATACTTGCCAATGAACATTACACAATCTGACAGTCGTGATGATTTAGACACTGGTATCAATGTACAGTTTGGCGATCTTGGAGAAACGCTGCCTAAAGAATTAGATGCGGTCTTTGCAGCTAATTCGTATGACACACCTCCTATAGTGAAATATAGAGTGTACAGATCTGATGATCTGACTCAACCACTGTATGGGCCACTGATTCTTCAAATCAGATCCATTTCACAAGATGAGGGTGGTGCAGCATTTGAGGCTAAGGCGCCAAGACTTAACTTCAACCGTACGGGCCGCTTGTACACAGTATCAGAATTCCCAATGCTTCGTGGATTCCTTTGATAAATACATGGATCGCAGATATGTGCCTGGCACATATACTTGCTATCACTTTGCAGCTGAGGTCTGGAAAGATCTTACTAGCATAGATTTATCAGCTGAGATACATGATATATTTGCTAATGTACATCTGAGTAAAGAGCATGTTAAGAGGTTTCATATTCTTGCCACCCCTGTATCACCGTGTCTTGTGGTCATGCAGCGTGGCAGGACTGTTCCTCATATCGGTGTGTATAAGGATGGAGGAATCCTTCATATACATGGACATGGTGTAGAATATCAGAATGTACCAACTGCAACTCGTGGCTTCCCATACGTGAGATACTTCACATGCAAGAACTGATCATTATCGAAGATGTACTCAGTGCGCCTGATAAGTGGGAGCGCATTGTTACATTCGATGTGCGCAGGGCTTTGACTGAGAAGTATGAAGTATATCCGGCTACAGGTAAACTGTATCATGGCAATGTGTCCAAAGATACAGAGGTAACTCCTACATCAGATGCTGAAATAGATGCATTGGCTGAAATGCCAGGCCCATTCTATCTCATCATCTATCCAGCGGATATTGTATTCTGGGCTGCGGTTGTATTTGCAGTAACATCAGTAGTACTGCTACTGCAACGTCCCAAGATTCCAAATATCCTGGCGCGTAATGATTCAGTAGGCTCATCTAACAATGAGTTATCTGATCGTACAAACAAACCACGTGTCAATGGACGTGTACCAGATATCTTCGGTACAGTCAGATCTATTCCAGACCTGATTGCATTACCGTACTCTGTGTTTGTCAATCACATAGAGGTTGAGAATACCTATATGTGCATTGGTCGTGGCGCATACAACTTTCCACTGATTGACGGTGTGGAAAGTATTCGTGACGGTCAGACCCTTGTATCTAAGATTGAAGGTAGCTCATTGGAAGTGTATGGTCCAAACCATTCGCCCAATGAAGTTTCTCCAGTAATACAACTAAGTATCGGAGATCCGATAGGTCAGCGTGTAGTTACTGCAGTCCGTAGTAAGGCTGTGAATGGCCAAGTACTGGTTGCCAACAATGATGCTGGAGATGCTCGAATCGTAGGTGTTAATAATATACGCTTCAAAGAAGGCGGTATTATTGAAGCAAATCCTACCAGTGGAATTGATTTCACAACTGTATTTGCGATTGGAGATCCAATTACAGTTACGGCCCCTACATACCCATCGTTTTACATTATCTTTACAGGTAGTGATGCCAACTACGCTCCACAGAGAACTGGTTCTGGTTTTGGATCTTATGTATGGCCGGTAGGCAGTGATCCTTTTGATGTGGTTTTCCACGCTGATGGCCACATGGTATTAACTGGCACAGGTAACGATCCTAACACTAGTGATTTAGCCAGCATAATCCAGCTGACGGTTCCACCGATCACAAAGGACAGCATCACTGTTAACCTCAGTGGCTACTACAAATATGCCGGGCCATCCAGTACGTATGAGATAGCTTTAACCAGCCCTGAGAATCAGAACGCTGATTGGACTGCTATAGCTGGCATGACAGGTGCTAGCACATCTGGCTTCCCTGTAACTGTGTCATTTGCACAAGGTGCTACAGTATCTTTATCAGGGTCTTACACTGTATTAACTGTGACAGCTACAGAAATTACATTGGACAACCCAATAGCCGATAACGCGCATTGGGCCCGTGTATTAGCTAATACACCTTATCTCAGTGTAACATTGGAAGCTATCGGTGCTACGAGTACAAACTGGGTAGGTCCATATGTGTTGGATATCACTACCATGAACGAAGTGATTGCTAACTTTGTTGCATTACAGGGTGCTTGGAAAGATGATGGTACAACTCAAACTGCATTCAATATTGATGTGCAGATAGGCGTAGCCCCATGCAATGCTGCAGGTACATTGACCGGTCCTGAAGGATTCTACAATGCAACTGTACTTGGTTCATCATCTGTAAAAAGCATGAGGGCAGTTACACTTAGAGAGCAATTACCATTTGTTGGACGAGCTTCTATTAGGGCACGTCGTCTGACACCTAAAGATACCACATTTGCAGGCACAATTGCAGATGAAATTAAGTGGCGTGATGTGTATGCGGTGGCGCCAGTAGCACAGACCGATTTCGGCGATGTCACCACTGTGCAAGCGGTGACTCAGGCCACACAGTCTGCCATTGCTGTGGCAGAACGTCAAATCAATATGCTTGTACAACGTAAGTTGCCATTGAGAATATCTGGCACTACGTTTGATACTGTATTGACTGGCACAAACAGTGCTGATGAGATCATTGCATTCATTTGTAAAGATCCTACTCTTGGGGCACGCTCTAATGCTGAAATAGATTTCGATAGTATCTATAACACTATAGATGCAGTCAAAACTTATTTCGGATTCATTGCTGCGGGCGAATTCAATTACACATTCGACAATGACAACGTCTCTTTCGAAGAGATGCTTGCCACGGTGTGCAATGCAGTATTCTGTACAGCTTATCGTCAGGGCAGTGTGATACGCCTGTTCTTCGAACGCCATACTGATAACAGTGTTGTACTGTTCAACCATAGAAACAAGATTCCAAAGACTGAGAAGCGGACTACGTCTTTCGGTCGTGACTTCGATGGCGTTGAGTATGAGTGGGTGGATCCACTGGACGATGCACGAGTTCAGTTCAAGATACCGCTCGATGGCTCTGCCACCAAGCCTAAGAAAATCCAGAGCATAGGTATTCGTAACCTGCAAGCTGCGCATGTGCATGCGTACCGCGAATACAATCGACTACTCTTTCAACGAGTAGCCTTAGAATTCAGTGCTACTGAAGAAGCGGATATCCTGATCAATAAC